CGCAAGCGGCAGCCGCTGCACCTCCGGCAGCACGTCCGCCGCTACTGCGCTCTTGCGCCGCAGGTGCCAGGTGCCGAGGATCTGCAGGCCGCTCAGATCGGCCATGGCCAGCACAATGTCGTCCGCGGGCATCATGGTCCCGGCCTCATAGCGCCGCACGCTCTCCTCGGCCACGCCCAGCATCTCCGCCCAGCGCGCCTGTGTCATGCCCGCCGTCTTGCGGGCGTTGTAATAGATGTTACTCTCCGGCGGCATTGGCGTCCGCCTCCTCTCTGTATAGATCGTCTATGCTGCACAGCATCAGCTCCGCCATGGCGGGCAGCAGCCGCGCCGGGGGCCAGGTCTTGCCGATCTCCCACATGGCGAGCGTCGCGCGCTCCACGCCGAGCTGATCGGCGAGCTGCTGCTGCGTCCAGCCCATTTGCTTCCTGCGCGGGGCAAGGCCCGCCAGGCTCTTCGGTATGAACAACTGTAAACCTCCTTTCTCCACGTGCCGCGTCCGCTCCGGCGTCTAAATGATACGCCCGCCGCCCTTGCGGTTTTTGTCAAACTGCGTTACATTGGTTTTAATATTTCGGGCGCTCCCACCGCCGCCGGACACGGGACTTGTGGAAAACGGTGTGGAGACTGTGGGAAAATCTACTCTCTGTAGCGTGGCCTCATAATAATCCACTGAAAGTAACTTGTCAAGCATAATTACAATTTAATTCTGCAAATTGTAGCAATTGATGAAAATTGAAAAAAGCTGTTGTATAATTTTCACATAGTTTGTCGGGAGCTGACGAAATGAACAGGATTAGAGACTTGCGAATTATGCGAGGCTGGCTGCAAGACGACCTTGCCAAACAAATCAACCTAAGCCGTCAAACCGTGAGCTGCTACGAAAACGAGACTCGAAGCATCGACATAGAGACGATCCACCGGCTGTGTGACATCTTCGGCTGCACGGCGGACTATCTGCTTTGCCGCTCGGACATGCCCACGCCGCAGATCAGCGCCGAGGACTGGGAGCTGCTTGCGGCCTACCACGCCGCCGACGATCGCGCCCGGCAGATGGTTGCCCTTGCCCTTGAGCCCTGGGCCGAGAAAAAAGAAAACCCCGCGGCCGTCTGATCGACGCCACGGGGATATTTCAATATAGGGGGTAAACGCCATGGGATGGAGATACCGCAAAAGCGTCAAGATCGCGCCCGGCACCCGCCTCAACTTCAGCAAGTCCGGCGTGAGCATGACCAACCGCGTCGGCAATACCGGCCTGTATCACCGCACCCAGCTTGCAGGCGGGCAGAAAATCAGCTCCTCAAGTGACAGCGGCGAGAAGAAAAAGCCGGGATGCCTGCTCAAAATCATTGTGCTGCTGCTGATCCTCGGCGCGCTTGGGTCCTGCGTAGGCGTCAAATCTCAGGCACCCGCCGTTCCTACGGCTGCACCAACCGCGACGGCAACAGCCACGGTCAGGCCGACACCAACCGTAACACCTGAGCCGACAGAAACGCCGGAGCCGACGGTGGACCCATTGGACGAGCTGCGCGGGAAAATTGACAGGCTCGAAACCGCAATCGAAAACGGGGAAGAGTGGGAGCAGGATTTTGTGCTTAATACAAGCACAGGCGTGTTCCATTGCGCCGTCTGCTCTGACGTGTCGAAAATAGATCCCGCAAACCGCCAGTATTATACGGGCGTCCGGTCTGAGGTCATCGCCATGGGCTACACACCCTGCGGCCACTGCATGCAATAATTGAGCCCACAGTGGACACGCCCGGCAGCGCCGGGCGTTTTGAATAAGACATGAAGAAACGAAACTACGCCACCATGTTCACGCTCCGCAAGGACGGGCGGTACATGGGATATTATCACGAGCTGGACGCCGACGGCCAGCCCACCGGCCCGCGCCACGCGATCTATGACCGGGACCCGGAGGCGCTGTATAACCGGATCCAGGAGAAGGAGACGCCGCAGCTGCGCACGCTGCGGGCCGTGGCCGGGGAGTGGGAAAAGCTGCACCGGGAGTCGATCAACCCGCGCACCTGGAAAAACTACAAGCCGCACGTCGAGGACATCAAACTGCATTATGGCGCCCGCGCCGTCTCGGCGATCACGGCAGCGGACGTGAATCAGGATCTGCTTGCGCTCAAGGCCCGCGGCTACAGTCACACCATTGTCAACAGCCGCCGCTCTCTCTGGCGCATGATCCTGGACTACGCCGTCGCCCGGCGCGACGTGCTGTATAATCCCGCGATTGGCGTCAAAAACCCGAAGGGCCTGCCCAAAGGCAAGCGCAGCGCCCCGGAGGATGAGGTGCTGTCGGTGATCCTGCAGGGGGAGAAGAGCACAGACTTTCCGTTTATCCCGTTTTTTATCCTATGCACCGGCGTCCGCCGCAATGAGGCCCTGCAGCGGCTCAAGTCGGACGTGGACACAAAGGCATGGGAGCTCAGGATCCCGCGCTCAAAGACGGCGGCGGGCGTCCGCACGGTGCCGATTATCGAGCCGCTGCGGGAGCCTTTGAAACGCTGGATGGAGGTCCACCCCGGCCCCTGGCTTTTCCCTCACATGGACTATCACGCCGGGCGCAAGGCCCGCGTGGGGTACATGACAGACGACAATTGGGAGACGGCCTGGGCGGCATATTGCAAGCTTAACGGCTGGACCGACGCCGAGGGCAAGCCCACGATCGGCGCGCACAATCTCCGGCACGGTACCGCCACGCTGCTTTATGAAGCCGGCGTGGATCCGTACACGGCCCAGCACATTCTCGGCCACGCAAACGTCTCCACCACGCTGGAGATCTACACGGATCTGCGTAAAAAACACGAGGTGCAGAACGTGGACAAGTTTTCCGAGTCGTTGTCTAAAATGTTGTCAAAAACGCCGGAGCCCGCAGAATAAGCCGCTTTTTATCAGATATGAAATCTGCTGGCAATGCCTTCGGTGGTTCAAATCCACCTTTCACCGTCAAACAATAAAACCTCTCAGAAATGAGAGGTTTTATTGTTTTTATTTATTTCCGGTATTTTTTGCCGCGAAATACGACAGGGCCGGGGAGAATGAGAGAATACAAAAAACGACATTCAAAAGCATGTAAAAACACAAATTTGTTGTCAATCGTGTTGTCAAAATTCTGGCCGCCGGGAGATCGTGCAAAACATGCACAAACTGGGCGAGCTAAAGGCAAGGCCCCGGGATTTACCGGGGCCTTGTTGTGGTAAAATGGGAGTGCTGCGGGGGCGCAGCGGATGGGCACCGCCGATGCAGCCTATGTCAGTACCCCGCGTGGGACGCAGGGCTTCGACCGCACGGGCGGCGGGTCAGTCATCTTCATCCAGGAGGCCCGAGCCGGGGCGCTCGTCCGGGAAGGCGACGCTGGGGTCGTCCTCGGTGGGGGCCGGAATGTCGTGCAGGGGGGTATAGTCCGGGACGGCGTCAAAATACAAATCCGTGTCCACTGTGGGCACGTCGGGCGGGGCGTAGGGCTTGGGCTTATCGTAGGTCATGGCCTGGGAGGAATCGCGCACACCTTCGGTGGTGGGATCGACCACGATGCCGAGGATCGCGAGCACCGCAAAAGCGGCCTCGATGACGGCGGTGAGCTTTGCGGCGAGATCCGACAGGTCGATGTTGATGCCGGCCACGGCGGCCACCGTGCGGATGAGGACCAGCAGGGCGGGGATCAGAGCGAGCCAGAAAAGTTTGTTTTTTATACGCACGCGCCAGTTGATCATAATGTCAGTCTCCTTTTCTGTATAAAGTCTTGATGTCGTTTTTGATAACGGCTATGTCTGCGCCGATCTCGGAAAAGCGCTCGGCATAGCCGTTGTGTGAATCCAGCTTTTTGTCCACGGACTGCATCCACATTTCGAACTTTGCGTCGCGGACGGCATCGGCCGTCTCCTTGTCGGCGGCCTGCCGGGCAAATTCCGCCATGAGCTTTTTGTTCTGGGCGCGGTTGTTGACGACGCAGATCACGATCGCGGCGACGGAGCTGATCACGGCTGCCAGCACGGTGGCCATGGCGGGGGTAAGATTACCCATCTCTATCTCTCCCTTCCATGTATTTGAGAAAGCTCTGCTCAAAGGCGGGGGTGCGGATGTAGTCCGCCAGGAGCTGCAAAGCGCCGGTGATGGCGGGGGACGGGCCGCCGAGGGTATCGGGGGAAGGCGGCGGGACCGCGGTCGAAGCGGCGGCAGCGTCGCGGACGATGGCGGCAAAGCGGTCGCTGATGACCATGTCGAGGTCGAGCTTGAACTCCCGGCCCGGAATGGTGCCGGACTCGGAAAACTGCCAGATATCGCAGGGCATGTCGGGGGCCTTGCCGTAGTGCGCCACCCAGACAAGCGCGTCTCCCAGGTCGGCGGGGTCGAGCCTGGACCAGGCGGAGAGTTCGGAGGAGTAGACGCCGGGGCGGTAGCCCGCCGCCCGGATGACATCACACCAGGCGGCGACGGTCTCCTGCAGCTGATAGCCGGGAAGGCGCAGCTGCTCCGGCGTCTCCACGTCCATGAAGACGCCGCAGGGCTGCGCAAAGCCGTTGATGCGGTTTAAGAGGTAGCGCGCCTCGCCGCGGGCGGCTTCGGGCGTGACGGCCTCGCTGTAGCTGTAGACGCCCATGGGGAGCCCGGCCTCGCGGGCGGCCATGTAAAAGTCGGCGCCGCAGGGGTCGGTGTAGTGCGTGCCCTGGGTGGCCTTGATGATGACAAACTCCACGCCCTTATCCTTGAGCTCGGCCATGGTCAGGCCGCGCTGCCAGCTTGAAATATCCGCGCCGATCATCCGGGACCGCCTCCTCCCGATTTGAAGACGATCAGCGCGACAAGCATGCCGATCAGCACGCCGACGATCACCAGGTCGAACGCCGGCAGCGCCCGCAGGTCGTGAATCCACTCGTGGCTGTAGGCCATAGCGCCCCTCCTTTCTGTGTCTGTGGGGTGGATTTGTGTGACTTAAAGTTGCCTTTAAGCATGCTCAAGACAGAGGGGCAAGTACAATTTTTTCCAGAAACTTTTGAATCATGGGCGCGAAACGCATATTTCCGTTTTCATCAGGGTGCGTGCCGTTTCCATCATCTTTAGAATAATAATTTTGACGGAATGTACTGTCCCAAGGGCGTAAATTAGATTCATGGTACAAGTCAAGAAATGGTATGCTATATTTTTTGCACAGTTTCTCAAGTTCTGTC